ACGTTGTTTTTGATAACTGATCCTGGTGCCATTGCTCCAAGTCCACCTGGGAACATATGAATATCCCATGCCACTTCTGCGTTGGCTGGTATAGTTCTGCATACTCCTGCAGGAACTATCTCTCCCCACTTTCCCATTGCATACTCAGTTAACATTCCTTGTCTGCCTCCCTCAGTTATAATACTGCTGTTAGCATGGTGTACTACTGACTTTGCATTACCACGTGGTTTAACTTGTACTGCTTTAATACATCGGTCTTCACTAAGTCCTGTTGGAACATTGTGTTTATGCCACAAGTCGTTGCCACTTGCTGGAATGTCAATTGCAACACTGGCTATAATTGCGTCCGGCACGCCAAAGTCTTCTTCAAAACTCCATGCTTCTGGATCAGGTAGTTGTGCTAACTGCACTACCACTTCGGGGTCGCCTCGTAGGCTTCCGTTGTCTACCCATTCCACGATTGTGTCTATGTCCTTTTGAGACAGACGCCAATCTCCTTGCAAGTCTTGTATGCCAATTCCGTGATCGTATGCATAAGGTGGCATTTCTCTTTTCATTACTTTAAGTGATATTAATGGAGCCCATGGACGTACTTGCTCGTATGTCTCAAAACTCATTGGTCCTATGCCTCCTGCTCTGTGGCATACTACACAATTGGTATTAATAATATCAGCAACGCCTGAAACATAGTCTGTTGCCCATGATGATACAGACACACTGGCTAAAAGCGCCATGGCTATATACTTGTACATTTGTTTTCCTTTGGATTGCGTATCAAATACGAGCGAATGCTCTGATACTAATATAACCTTATGTTATATTCTTATATAAAGTATTTATCTTATATACATAAGTTCTAGAACTGTTTATATATGTTTGTTACAATTAATTACAATTAGCTTTTTAGATACTTCGTATCTTTTCCAACTACTAACTTCATTCATTACATTCATTTCAGTTCTTGTTAGAAAGTTTTTATTAAGTAATGCGATATCATATAGTTGGAGTCATACTTCTCCTATTGCAAGGAGAAGCTGTTTGGAAAATATAGTGTCTGTCGACATCATATGAGCCATCATCATCTCTAACTCGGGTGCTAATAGGAACCAGTGAGCTTTCTGTCCCCATACACTACCGTCTCATCTCACGGAAATTTATGTAACCTTGTAGAGTTTAGTTACACAAACTTGTAGGTTGCTTTTTCTCATTGCCTACATCCTTTTAATACAGTTTGTCGTGTGTTTGTATCTTTACCGCTATACATCTCCAATTCTCGCACCTTGTTCAGGTTTGTCGAGGAGTCCGATACTGGCCTCGGGTGGGGCTGGTGTATAGTCCTATGTGTGTGACTTGGTGTCTGTGGTGTGCCTTGCTGTGACTTGGTGTCTGTGTTGTTATGCAATAGTTAGTTATCTATCTTTCAACGCTTCTCGTAAGATTTTTGAACCGCCCACTCTAACATTGATAATACCATTATAATAATCATCTGTTTCTAATACTCGTCTTTCAAATTGTTCTCTGGCTTCGAGATAACTTGCAACACCTCTACTGGGGCAATACCAAATTATTTCTCTTGTAAACTTGCCTTCTCCTAACTCTAAAACATCAGCATTTAGGTGATCTGAACTCCCCCAATAAGTACGCCAGTCCGATTCTTTAGTTCCGCGACGTTTATTCTTTTTACCCTTTAAAGGAGGCTTTGTTGTTTTAAATTTTGCTAATTTTTTACCTACATACTTTTTATCGTTTGTGGTATTTGTGATTAAGTAGACAAATGCTTCGCAATCGTTAGGAAGTTCGTCTACTGTTTTGCCTTGATATGTCCATTTTTCACTCATCTACAACTCCAACTATGAATGTACTTATTGTCGTTGATAATATTAATGTCTTGTTCTAGGTCAATTAACATTCCTAAAGGCAAGTAGCCAATTGCTAATTTAGGATCTTTCCATTGGTAAGGAATTTTATGCATTATTTGTCTGTAAAACATAAACAACGACATCATTAAATTTTCTTGTTCTATAGTTGTGGTAAATCTGTCTTCTCCAAACCATCCACATAAAGTATTACGCATTACGTTTGTACATATTAAATGATCCGCAGGAACATTAACATCATTGTCTGCAAATACCTCAAGCAAGTGTTTACCCACGTGAGGGTAATGCATATACAACTCGCCATAGCGCCTACGCACAGTAAACATATCTAGTGCTTCTGCAGGTATATCCGTTCCGGCATCTTCACATGCAAAAATAAATCTAGAACCATTATAATGCTTACGCCTTATATCTTCTAAATGATGTATATGATAATTAAACATTCGTAATAATTCACGAACTTCGCCTTCACTTTCATCGTGAGCGTTAGGAAAGTTTTCGTGTAAATTATTTAGAGTTTGTAAACTAGCATCTTGTACAATGCCAAGTTCTTGTAAACGTTCTGTAACAGCCATCAGTTCTGCTTGTACTGATTCTTCTGTCTCACCAAAGTTATAAAATTGTGTTCTACTTACAACCTTGTTCTCTTGTTCATGTAATCTTTTATGGAATAATCTTGCAACATCATTGTCGTACAATTCGTAACTTAATGTGTGTTCTGCATTATGTCCTAAATGTATGTCTATAATCACGTTTCTAATATTTCAATATCGTTAGCGTAAGAAGTGAACCCTCCTTCCTTTACAACATACAATACATTGCTAACTCTTCCTTGCAGTTCTTCTTTGTGGGAAATTAAGAATACATTTTTCTTAGATTCTCTCCCCATCTTTTTAAGTACGCCAAGTGCCGCTTCGACACCAGTTGTGTCCATGCCAGAGTCAACAAGTTCATCGATACACATTAAGTTCATTGGTTGGTTAAGACTTTCATAAATATCTCTAAATGCCCAACTCATGCCAAGTATTAATCTGTTACGTTCACCTCTACTTAAATTATCAAAGTCTAGGTCTCTGCCATACTCTGTGATGTCTACACTCAAATCCGAGTTAAATCTAACATCGTGTGGCAAGCCTAATTTTTCTAAATAATAATTTAGTCTGTAATTTAAATATTGCAAGTTCTGGTCAATAATTTTCTTTCTTATAAAACTGTCTTTGCTTGTTAATAGTTTATACAAAAAGTCTTGATGATCTTTTAATCTAGTCCACTCGTTAATGCCATCGTAACTAACTTCTTCCAATCCAGTTTCTCTAAGTGTAACTACTTGATCAGAATATGGATTAGTTTCTTCTTTACGTTCAGTAAGTTGTTCTGTGATGGTATCTAAATTATGTCTATGCTGTAAAGCATCTTCCATGCTGTTATAAAAAGTAATAGGACTTTCAGGCAGTTCTCCGATGTCTGTTAGGCTTTTTTCTAACACCTCTATTTTGCCTTCTAATTCCGTAGAATACGATAATTCTTTTCCTTCTTTTTCTTTAAGCTCTGCTGTATATGTTTCGTGAGTATCTAAGTGTGCTGTACTCTGGTCACACGCCGGGCACACACCCGTTTCTGCTTTCTCGATATCGCTTCGTATACTAACAAGTGTACTAGCATTACGTTTGCTACTAGTTTGTAGTTGCTTCAACTCATTTTGTAAGCCTTGCATTTTTGAATACTGCTTATGGACAACGTCTAATTGCCTGTGCTTATCTAGTTCTAAATCAATATCAGTTTCACTTAATGCATCTAATGATGCTTGTAAGTCCTTTAATTTTACGCTATGCTGGTTGTCCCAGGCTTTCCTACGCAATTCAATATCGTCGATATTCTTTTCAATACGCTTATTAGCATTCTGTACTGCTTGTATTCTCGACTCTTCATCTTTAATACTGTCTTTGGTATTTTTAAGTAGCTCTTTAAGTAGTTCTGCTTTTTCACTAATCTCAGTGATGCCTAATAACTGCTCAATCATATCACGTTGGTCATTAGTTTTCATACTAAGGAACGGCTCAGTGTATGTGTTCAAAGCAATTAAATGCTTAAACATATTATGAGGGAATCCAATAATACGTTCTATTTCTTTTTGTGTTTCTCTACTATCGCCTTGCTGTTCGTCATCTGCTTTCTCTACACCATCTATAAAAAACTTCAAAGTGTTAGGACGTCTGCCACGCTCAATACGATATTCTTTTCCGTTGATATCAAAGTCAACGGTAATAATCATACCTTTGGCATTTGTTTTATTAATTAAGTTATCACGTCTAATGTTTGTTAACGCTTCGCCGTATAATCCATAACTTAGTGCATTAATGATTGTTGTTTTACCTGTACCGTTTCTACTACCATCGCCACCCAGGTCTAAATTGTGTCCTAGGACTAGTGTTAGTTGCTCGGTATCAAATGTAACCGCTTGGGTATTGTTTCCAATACTCATAAAGTTTTTTGCTGTTACGTTTTTTATAGTAAGCATTATAAAGTCTCTAAACTTCTGTAAATTTTAACAAGCTCGCCGGTATCGACTAGATTGCTCTCAATAGTTTCTAACTGCTGGATAACAATTTGGTCAACACTTTCGAATTGTATTTCACCGCCTTCAAAGGCTTCCTCTTCTTCTTTAACAGGAAGTAATTGTATCTCTCTGACTTTAAATTGTTCTGCAAATGTTTCACGAATAAAGTTTGCTTCTTCGTAACTGATGTTTACATCCAGTTTAACTCTTGCATGAGTTTGTGCGTCTAAATATTTTTCCGGTGCTTCAAGCAACTGACGTAAACCCATAGTAACATACTTTGGACACTCTGCCCAATTAACATATTGTGGCTCGCCATCCCATTCTAAAAACATTGCGCCACGTTCATTATCTTGTGCATCTGCATAGTTATGTGGGAAAGCATTACCAATATAATGTATGTTGCCTTTATATTGACGTTTGTGAAAGTGACCACTGAATACATATTCTGGACCGCTTAACATGTCTGCCCTAATACCACCGTGATCCGGCATTTCAATCATAGCATTCATTTTAAAGTACGGTAACTCAAAATGTCCGAACATATATTTGCATTTTACTTTAGCAACATCTTTGTGTTCGTCTCCGATTAACCATGGAACAATCGCAACATCATCTTGTAGAAAGTGGTCATCTACCATAACAATGTTAGACATATCTCTAGCAAACTCGATACTGTTTAAGTCACGCTTTTCTCTATAAAACAAGTCATGGTTACCGGTGATAAAGTACACCGTTTCAAATGCATCGTTTAATCGCTTTAAGTCTTTGATAGTAGAGTTCATAGTAGCAATGTTAATACTTGCTCTATGATGATGCCAGTCGCCTAGAAATATACAAGTCTCGCAATTCCTTGCTTTTGCTTCTTCAATAAACCACGTTATAAAATTATCGCAATCTATTAAATGCTGTCTACTGTTTTGTTTTAAGCCGTAATGTATATCGGTGAAACACGCGGCCCTTTCAAAAAGGTTTGCCATAGTGGTTTGTTACTCAGTTGATGTATTTTCTACTTCAGTTTCTGCAATCTTACGAAGTTCTTTCATCTCATTCTCGTATGCAATCTGTCTACCGTAACTTGGTAAATGACCGGACTCGATTAAGATGTCGTCTCTAATTGATTGATTACGTTTCTCTAAGTTTAAAACTCTAGTGAAACTGTTATTAACTGTAGCGGTATAATATGCAAATGGATTGTCTGATTTTGCTTCGTTAAACTGCAATCCTATTTGAGCAAGTTGTACTAATGCTTGTCCACGCATTTCGTCAACATAAGTGTAACCTCGCCAGTTACCTCTTTGACTATAACGCTCTACAAGTTTCATAAACATGCTACCGAGGGTATTTGTAATTTTTCCGTGGTCGACACTAAAGTGACCATTGTGTAGTCCACCTACCCAATGACTTCTAGCAACTTCCCTAGGATTAGTTCCAGCACCATCCACAATATAATGTTTGAATGGAGGGAAATTTAGTTTTGCTTTTGTATCAGCAACTGTCTTAGTAGTTTTCTTTCTACCTGGTTCATCTGGAATATGGTCATATCCCATAACTCTAAACACTAGTTCATCTACTGCAAGAGAAAGCGGATCAACTGCAAAGTCTTTCTGCTTGGGCTTCTTATCCCAACCACCTTCTTTCATAGCAGTTTGGTAGCCATCTGATTGTAATTTTGCTGACCTATTCTCTTGGGCCTGTTTAATAGTAGTCTTATTAATTTCGTTGACATCCATTAAAATGATATCTGGATTCATGTACTTGTCATCTTGCACATAACAATACGACATCTTACTAGCATGAATTTGCTTCAGTATGTCCTTATTGTTTAAATAATTAACCTTTTTTGGTGTAATGTGAGCCATATAATCTCCTTAGTTAAACAGTAGTATAGTGTCTAAGCAAGACAAAGTCAACTGTTTTCTAATATTCTTACTAATAATTAAAACGTGCTATTATTTATCGTGATAAATACAACGAAGGAGCACATTATGGCAGAAGATACAGAATATAACCAACCTAAAGTCAACACTGACAATGTAGAATTCGACCAATTCATGCAACGCAACGACGGTTCAGAATTTGGCGAAATAGATTGGCGAGCAAGAATCCGACCTAAGAAAGGCGGAGAGAAATGGGCATACGGTCTAGTAGATCCTGATGACCCCACTAAAGAAATTACTGATAGTGTACTAAAGCCATTGCAAGACAAAGGCGGAATTGTGTTTCCTTTTACACCAGATATTTTCCTTGCGGCTTCTACAGATTATAACGAGTCTACACAACACGGATCGAACTATCCGTTTTATACATACATTAATAGTAGACCTACAACACTACCTATCACAGGAACGTTTACTGCAAATACTACAGACGAAGCACAATATATGTTAGCAGTATTCCATTTTTTAAGAAGTGTTACTAAAGCATTCTATGGTGACAGTGCTGTTAAGAGTGGATTCTTTGGAACACCTCCTCCAGTATTATTATTTGAATACTTAGGAGAATTTGGGTTCAACAAAGTTCCAGTTATTATACGAAACTATAACTTCCAGTTACCGCCCAACGTAGATTACGTTCCTGTTAAATACAAAGGCACAACTACAATGATGCCAACGGAAACTAGCATAATGATAGAACTTGCACCACAATACACATATAGAAAAACAAGAAAGAAATTTAACTTGCAACGATTTACTAGTGGCAAAGGGCTATCGGACGGATTTATCTAATGGCTAACACTAATAACAAGGACAGTTTCCTACGCAGAGCTCCTACAAGGGGATTATTTCTTGACGTAAACGATTTGCCTAAACTTCCAAAAAGTCGAGCAGATAGACAGTATGCAATAGAACCTAAATACGCAAAACGTCCTGACTTACTGGCACACGAACTATACGGAACTGTACAACTATGGTGGGTGTTTGCATTAAGAAACCCAGATGCATTAGTAGATCCTATAGAAGATTTTGTGTCAGGTTTATCTATATTCGTACCTACTAAGGAAACAATAGACAGGCTAGCAAACTAATGGCTGGATCCTCTAAAGACAAAGAGAACGCTGAAACTCCTATAGTCGAAGACCGATGGATTGGCGCAGTAGCCGGTAATAAACTAGATGCTTTCAACAATGCATCATATAATTTTAGACTTTATATGATCCCAGATGATGACGGAGAAGGCGGCGGATATAAAAACGGTGCCTTAAAAGCTAAACCAGAACAAACAGTTATTATTGCTCAAACTAGTGTAACCGGTGTGGCAATAGAAAATATAGAATTAAATATAGTTAGGTCCGGAGCAGGCGTATTTGTGACCAACGGTGCTTTTACACTTATACAGCCCGGCGCCGCAGACTTGCTAGACCAAATACAAATGGCAAAACAAGTACTTGGCATCAAAGCTGGTATGTTTGCCAATGCACCTGTATTCCTCGAATTAAACTTTAAAGGCTACACAGAAGATTTAGACGATAACGAAGCCGCTGGCGACCCTGTTACTATTGATGGTCCGTGGTGCTGGCAATTAGAGCTTATGACTATCGACGTAAATATTAATGATACTGGTAGCACATATGATTGTACGTTTGTGCAAACAAATTCAAACGCATACGCAGATACATATTATACAATTCCAGCTGACACTAGTATGACTGGTAGTACTATTGTAGAATGTCTTGAAGACTTACAAACAACCCTTAAGAAGTTTAGAACAGACAACTATAAAGAACATGCTGTACAAGATGAAGTAGAATTTGACTTCTCTAATCTTGTATTAATGCTCGGTGGAGACGGCAACATAAATTATTCAAACTTTCGCCAGGCTGAACAAGTAAACAGATTAATGAATGCTGATGCAATGGGAATTAAGACCAGAGAAGAATACGATAAGATATTAGAAGACAACCCAGACAGTTTAGATGGCGGCATAGAAGCAAGTGGCGGAGTTTGGAGACGAAACAGAGTACAAGTTAAGCAAGGCACAAACTTCCATAAAATCCTTACAACATTACTAGTAATGAATGATGACTTTTTAAAACAAATTACAAGAAAGCACGATTTCGAAGATCCTGTTATAGACGAAGATGGTTTAGACATGAATCAAACATTTACTACATGGTACAGGATCGAAGCGGCAACAGAATGGCTAGACTATGATCATAGAAGAAATACTTACGCAAAGAGAGTAGTTTATAAGCCTGTACTGTATGAAACAGCAGATGAATCACTATCAAGTGGCCCGGGCGAATTTAACACTACTAAAGAAAATATTACCACTCGAATAAATGAAATGAAAATAAGAAAAGCATATCATTATTTGTATACTGGACAAAATGACCAAATTTTAGAAGCAACAATTGGCTATAAAGCAGGACAACTATTACTAGGCGCTCCACAAGGAGGATTGATGGGTGATGCATCTACTAATCCTAACGCACCAGGAACTCCGACAAGTGATGGTGATAATAACAATAAACAAAAGAAGGCTGAAATTGCAAAAGCACAAGAAGATACAGATGCATTAGCCAAGCAATTAAATAATGCGGCATACCAGAATGAAGTTGCCGACAAACTAGGATTAAGTGAATCAGAAAGAAAGTCTCTTCAAGATAATAAACAAGCACGAAAGAATTTAGCAGAAGCTATGGTACTATTGAACAACGGCGGCAATGATCCTCTAGGATATTTTAGGTCCCAAGCATCTAATACAGATCCTAGCACCCCGACATCATCAGATCCGAATCCAAATGAAACCAATCCACCTTATAAGCCAGAGCCAAGTGGATATTTGTATGGAGCAGATCTTATTGACAATGCAGGCGGCAGTGAAATTGTTATCGGCGAACTTAGTTCTCGTCAAGCAATGAACACTTTAAAAACATCAGTTACTAAACCGTCATTTGATTATTCTAAGAGCATTACTTCCACATCAGGTAATACGGTTGACGGCACACCTAAAGCAACATTGTTTGGGTACATGTATCAAAATGTTAATGATGCGAGTATATTAATTGATTTAGGATTAAAAATTAGGGGCGATGTGTGGTACTTAGGCGAGAAGCCGGTTGACCCGCACAAAGGCAAAGGCATGACAGCACAATTAGACAATATTGGAAAAGCTACCACAATGGATTCCATTTCGTACAACGGCAATGATAACTATTTTTTATTTACAATGCAAACTCCTAGGGTAATAGATCCTGACATGGACGATGAGGATAACAATACAGGTTATCTAGAAAAAGCTGGCACGGCTTATTTTATAAGTGGAGTATATCAAATTATGGCGACTACATGTACATTCAATAATGGCATGTTTGAAATAGAAGTAAATGCTAAAAAGAATACAGCACTAAATTTATCTGAGTACGACATAGTAGATATAGATTACGGAGTAGATGATGGCGATGCTCCATTAACAGATGCAGAAATTTTAGCATTAACAGAAGAAACTAATGCACGACAACTAGCAGAGTTTAATGCAGACAGAGGTGACGGATAATGAGTTTACGCGGAAACTATAAAGCAGATAAATTTAAGGTTAGTAGAAATAACCCCACTAGCGAAATGACTAAAAATGCTGATTTAGATTTTGGTGTTTACTTAGGCGAAGTTATTGTTAGACCTAAAGACGATACCAACAGTGGCAGACTAACAGTATATATTCCGGCATTAGGCAAAGACAGAGACAACCCAAGCAATTGGGTTAATGCATTTTGGAGTACTCCGTTTGGCGGAAGTACACCGTCTAATAGAATTGGAGATAATTTAGCATCGTATGTTGAGACACAAAAAACATATGGCATGTGGATGGTACCGCCGGATGTAGGTAACTGGGTATTAGTATGTTTTGCAGACGGCAAATCTAAATTACCATTTGTACTAGGGTGTTTACTACCAGATCAAATGGCTAACATGGTACCTGGAAATGCCGCGGGCACAACGTTCGGCACAGACCAAAAACTGCCAGTAGCAGAAATTAATAGACAGACAGACGAGATAAATCACGGCGTTAATGCTACACGACCAGTTAATCCATATATAACAAAACCTATTCTTGACCAAGGATTGATTAATGACAAGCTCAGAGGCTTATCGACATCTAGTGCAAGAAGGGAATCACCTAGTGCAGTATTTGGTATATCTACTCCCGGTGCAGAAGATGTAAATTTAACTACAGGTAAAAAAGACGGCACACACAGAACAGGTGGGCACAGTTTTGTGATGGACGATGGTAACATTAATGGTGAAAGTAAGAACATAAGAATTAGAACAGCAGGTGGCAACCAAGTATTAATGGACGACACTAACGGTCTAATTTATATAATAAACGCAAAAGGTAATGCGTGGGTAGAGATGAGTGGCGATGGTGACATACAAATATACAGTGAAAAAGATATTTCGTATAGAGCTAAAGGCAACATTAATATTCGTGCAGACAAAAATTTAAATTTAGAAGGCAACACATCTGTAAATATTAATGCAGGTGTTTACGGCGAAGCACACGAACAACAAGACGAGGACGGCAATCAACGTGGCGTACTCAATATTAATGCTGGTGCAGAAGCTAGTATGAAAGTTATGAAAGACTTTGTGCTAGAAGTAGATGACAAAGGCAGTATGCATTTAACTGCTAGAAATTCGCTACTTGCAACAGCAGGTACAGACATGCATTTAAACGCTAAATCTAATATGTTTAGTACAGCGTCTGACACTCAGCATATTAAGTCAGGTGGCGATACAAACATACAAGCAGGTGGTAAAACAAACGTAGTGGGCAGTACAGTACATCTCAATGATGGTGGTAGTGCAACACAGG